CCGACATAGTCGGTCGCTTGGGCATTATGCCCATATCAGTGAATTTTGTTGGAATACTCATTGGTATCTAGATGAGGGGTTCCCCCACCCTTGTTTTACCTTTGAGCAACTTTTCGACTTTTAAGCTGATAACATTCGACTGAGCTTAGCTCGCTCTGTCGTCTTATTACCCTGCTTGTACAACCAAGACACAGGAAGAGTCCCCGAATAAGGACTCAACCCGAGTTTCCGGGAAGGAAACATGTTCTGGAAGTATCAAAAAGGAGGACCAAGTGTTTGAAGATTGCTTTCTTAGGAAGGCTTTCTACCTACACGAGGTCCAGCTGGACAACTGCTTGCACTCTCTCCTCCACTTGTTGGAGGTGGGTCAGACTGTGTCTGACTCTCTTGGATTTACCTACGTGCTTCATGTAGGTAACCTCGAGATGAAAGTGAGAAGCAAATCTCGCACATTATACAATCACCTGAAACATTGCCAGCGATCCGAAAATTTTAATTGGATCCGGTTTTGTTTGGTGAACGGTATAATGCTCGATCGTACTGTCGGACAATTCCCGTGTAAATTCAAGAATTACACGAAGTTTGTCCATGCCCTGAAACTGTCTTATTCCCTTTTCATCACACTAAAGATGTGGAACATTACTCCGTTAACCTTTCAAAGAGGTCGCGGGGGCAGGTTCCATAAATCTAGTGAAAATCTTCTCACCATTCTGTTCCTCCAGATTTACCATGAAATGGTAAAACTAGGAGAAATCAGTGAGAAGAAGTTGATTAAGGTAATAAAGAATTCGCTATGTTATATGGTTAGTGTCTCGATGGATCAATCTGAACTCCCAGCTGGGGTTCGGATCAACCTTCTACCGGCAGATGTGAAGAAACACTGTGAGAGCAAGCTTTCACAAGTTGAACGAGTTCAACTGTATTTCTCTTTCCTGCAAGGTAAAAGTCTCTGTCAAGAGGTTCCGGAATCTTTCATCCAAGAAACTCTTGAAGAGCATCGAGCACAACTCTCATCCGCACACCCGGGTGTCTCTGCAGTTGCATTGACAGCCCTCCGAACAAGAGGTCAAGAATTTGGAAAATTGGTACGAAAGTACTACAATCCCGAAAAGGGATTCTTTCCATCTAATCGAGCCACTTGTCAGTTCCCAAGGAACGTCGGGGGTGTGAAAGGAGATTTAGTCTATAATGAACGTCTTCACGACACGGAGTTTGGTCATTACACCGATCCAGATGATCGAATTGAGCCTTTTGTCATTGGCCTATTCGGACTTCCCGGATCGGGGAAGAGTAAAGTTCTACCTGAGATTATCTCAAGGTTTGCTTCAATCTTCCCCGGTGTACATTACACCAAACTCTGTTATGAACGGACATGCAATACTGAACATTGGGACGGTTATACTGGCCAGCCGATCGTCATTCTTGACGATCTCGGACAGTCAACCGAAGGAAAAGATATCCGGGAGTTTCAGACTCTCGTTTCATCTAATCCATATACAGTACCAATGGCCTCTCTCGAAGAGAAGGGCCAAAAGTTCTGTTCCCCGATCATTATTGCCACGTCAAATCTTGCCTACGGATGGCCTCTCGACATATCGATGAATGGTATTAAACCTATCATTGATGACGGAGCCTTCTGGAGGAGATTTCACTTTCCGATTCATTGTGAAGTGGGGGAGTATTATCAATTACGAGGTAAATGGCGTCCTTGGTTGGACAACAATTACCTTGAGAAGCTAGTCCCGCGAGGGACCAGCGGTCTTGATGATACCTATCCTCGATTTGTCATGCCTCTACGAGAGCACGATAAACACGTTCACGAAGTTAACAGACTAACATCATGTTCGCAGAAGAACGGTTGGAGGATCATGAAAGATTTTGATCAACTCCTCCCAATTTTCCGCGACAGAGAGAAATACCATAATAACATCCGTAAGATGTGGACTCAGCATGTTGTAAACGAACATACGGATACTTCCGTCTTGGACCCTCTAAAGAAGGCTCATGACGCGATGGGTTTTACCCAAAGTTTCCGTCCTCAAGCTGGAACAGCGAAGACAATGTCTTTGCAATTTCCTGCCTACCCCCCACACGAACCTTTACCGGTAAGAGTGGAGCCGATCGTAGAACCATTGAAGGTTCGGACGATCACGGCTGGTGTAGGCGATACGTTCTGCTTGAAGGGTTTGCAACGAGCTATGTGGTTTGCTCTAGGTGAAGAACCCCAGTTTTGTCTGACTCACGGAACAAAGAATCTGGAAACCGCCATCAAAGAGATATTTCAAAGAAGTACCTCAAAGGATGTGTGGATTTCCGGAGACTATTCCGCCGCAACAGATTCGTTCTCGATAGAGGCCTCAAGGGCCCTTCTAGAAGGAATCTTGGAATCGATTGACCACGAACCTACGAAGAGGTGGGCGATGAAAGAAATTTCACCGCACCTACTACTCTATCCGAAGGATTCAGGTCTCGCTCCTGTGTTGCAAGAGTCAGGTCAACTGATGGGCTCACTCCTATCGTTCCCACTACTCTGTCTACTCAACGATTGCACCGCTCGATCATGTGGATTGGATCCCCGTAAATATTTAATTAACGGAGATGATATCCTCATGAGAGCCGAAGAACAAGTTTACTTCCAATGGAAAGATCAAGTGGCCGATTTCGGCCTCAAGCTTTCCTTGGGGAAAAACTATATTCATCGTGACTTTGGTACCGTGAACTCCCAATTAATTTTTCAGGGAGAGGTACTAAGCTCAGGTAAGCAAAAAGTTGTTGACAGACGGTCTCACATCTTAGGATCCTGTTTGAGAGATTTGGAAGTGATGTTATCTGATCGACCGGATAAAGAGTTGAAAGAACTTTTCGTTCAAGTCAACCGGAAGAAGCTAGCTAGGACTGTTAGGAACATTCATGTTCCAGTCAGTCATGGCGGGCTCTCCTTTTCCTGGTCGGATATTGATATGAATGAACGGACAATTGCGACTGCACGAATGTGCTATCTCAATGACATGTTCAATCGTATCAAGCCCCAAAAGGGGCACATCGCCGTCCCATATCTTTCAAACAAAGCGAAATCTGTAAACGAACTCCAATCGATGGAAGAAATATTCAACTCAGCGGTTACTTCAAAAGAGTACCATGAGGATTTTCTAACACCGGTTCATCTCAAAAGGACCATGGCACGTGTGCATGGAAATTATCATTTACGTGAAAATTTCCGTGACAAGAATCTGAGGGATCTCCCCAGTCTCTCGTTCTTACACACTTACCAAGTTCCTTTTACCGATGAAAAATTGAGGAAAGAACTCCAAGCGGAAATTGATGCGATCTTTTTCCGTCGGTTCTTTTCTCAAGAAGAGTTCGGATACGACGTATTCAGGAAGGAATTTCTCCAACGTTCTATGAACCTGTCTCAAGCACACGAGTGTACGAAACATTTGGTTGAGCTGTTTGATATCAATGTCTCTCCAGACATGATCCAATTCTTGGATCTTGATTTCAAATGTCACCAATTCTGTTCACAGAAATTCGAGAAATCTCTAGGCACAGTACTACGACCGAAAGACCTCAACGTCCTCCCTCTGGAGGCGGAAGACTTTTCGGAAGCAATTATCGAGTCCTATTGGAAGAACCTCTGTGACGAAGCGTCAAGCTTTATCACGGAAGAGAACTTACCAATAGAAGATGTAACAGACTTCAAGGATTTTGTAGAAAGTTTCGAAGTCAGAGCCCCGCATCCCATTAAATTGAGACGCGCGGTTCCGATTTCCGAATCTTAAGCTTTTGAGGACAGTGCTCCACTTCAATGTGGTAGCCGAATTTGTCCTTTCTGGCATCTACGGATCATTTGTACAAAGCCACCGGGGGGATACCCCTGATGTATTGTAGTACATTGATCTTAAGAATCCTTGGAGATCAGGAGACGAATCCTCTTTGAGAGATTACGTTTCTTGTTGCTCTTTTTCTGAATCTACCTCGACTCATTCACGTCTGGGCCAAAAGGCCACCTAAAAAGGACGGAGTGAGTTGGGGGTGAGGAAGAGAAAGTAAGTGACAACGAACGAAAATCTCAAGAGTTGAGAAGACGTCTTGTGATCATTCTGTTACATGCGAGTGTCCAGTATTCCAACGATACAGG